TTGATATATTGCGCTTGATGAACCTGCTACTCCAGGAATTTGTACTTTATAAGGCGTCAATCCATTGCCGTTCGGTGTAGACCCTATCTTGTTATGTGGACGAAGACCAAATGGGGAATCAATATTCGCCATGAGTTATTCTCCTATAAAAGATTAAGATTCAGACCCGTTTTCGGATCCTCCAAAGGTTACACGAGACTGCCTATCAGGTTTGCTAATAGGCATCGATGGATGTTGTTCCCTCAACAAATCATTATCAACAGCTTTCATTTGATCACTTGTTTTGTTTCTAAAGTAATCGTTCCGTTGTTTATTTGTTTCAATAGGAAACCTTGCAAGTATCAGACCGCCTACTCCTATCACTCCAGCATGTTTTCCATCTTGGACTGTAGGGGCTTCAAAATCTGGATACTCATCAGCGCGAACAAGTTCAAAGCCTTCGCGAAGGCGGGCAGAAAGGTTTTTTCTATCGTCATAACCCATAACAGTTTCACGGATCCAACGATGATGATAGCCTTCTGGGGGTGGTGGTGCGTCTAATTGAGACGGGGGTCGCCACGGTTTAAGGCGGCTTTCTTTTTCCCTAGATTGGGAAGAGCGTGGGCTTCTTTCAGACATAGTTATCCTCACGATGTTTGGAGACGTTGCTTTTGTCTCGCATATTGTTCATAACTTACACCGAGTTTGTCTGCAATAGCAACCTCAGATTTTGTAAGTTTGATTTTTTGTTTGTTTGTTCTAGTAGAACCTCGGTTAGCACTGGCAACAGCAGGGCCTGAATTGCGTTGGTTTGAACGGTTTTCCCCAAATTTATGTGGGAACTCTCTTCGCATTCTTTTATCAACTTCAGAATAATATTCATCACTCTGTGGATCATACCCTTCTGTATCAACAAGAGATTTATGAATACTAAAAGCAGTTAGCGTCATAGGCTCGTCTTTGCCAAACCACTCATTATTAGACGCCCAAGAAGATGCTTTAGGGTCTGGCGGTGGAGGCTGTCTTTGTGCTTGTTGTTGTTGGTATGGAGTAAGTTGTTGTGGTTGTTGCGCTTGTTGGGCTTGTTGCTCTTTTTGTGTTTTGACCTGAGCTAATCGTTCGGTATGTACTCCGAGTTCACCAAGTTTACCTTGAGCTTCTACTTGAGAATCAATATCTCCTCGATCTATCGCTTCTTTTAAAGTACTTTTCCAAAGCTCTTTTTCTGCGGTTACTCTGTTTTCAAACTCTGCTACATAAGAGTTATCTAAGTTATTTGTTCTTTTACGAACATCTTCAAGCTCTTGTTTGGTTGCTTGAGCAAACGTTAATGCGGCTTTTTCACGACGTTCTGCTTCCCGCATTTTTGCCGTAAGCTTACTTATTCTTTTTTGTACTCCTTCGCTATACTGTTCCAGCTCAGAAGAGTCTTTTTCTTCCACAGGGTTTTCAACAACTTCAACCTCTTGTTGCTCTGCTTTTTCAGAAAGGTCTACTTCAACATCATCATCTTCTGGTTCATTAAATTCTTGTTGTGCGTCACTCATTTTCTACTCCGTCCTAAAAATGCAAAATGTCGTCAGGGTTTGATATACGGGCAATGATTTCATCATCATTAAGAAGACGAACTTCCCCTCCTTCTATCTTAAACCGACTTCCTGCATACCTACCAAAAATAACCCAATCACCTTCTTTACACCAAGGCTCAGCATTATCCCCAAATTTGTCTGCGTCTAAATAAGCAAGAGGGCCTACTTTAAGAACATATCCACAAACAGTTCCTAATGCTTCTCTTTCTCTAACTTCTGTAGGCACGATAATTCCACCGTTTGTTTGTTTTCTTCCTTGGTAAGGAAGTAACAAAACACGCCAACCTGTCGGTTCGGGTAATTTACCTAATGCTGTCTCAGAAATTTTAGAAGGGTCTAAAAACCGATCTTCTGCGCGAACGTATGCTTGTTCTAACGCTCCTTCTTTTTTCGGTTGTTTTGGGGGAGTTTTTGGTTTTTTGTCCACATAATGGTCAGGAACAAGTAGTGTTTTACTCATCATCAGTCACCTTTTTCAGCAGGTCTTTAAGATCCTGTTCAGTTATAGCAAGTTCTCCTAGCCTAGCTCGGAGTTCCTTGAAGGCGGTAAAATCTGGTACAGGCCCAAAACAAAGAACCTCTTTAACCATTTCTTGCCGTTCACGGATATTCTTCAACATTTTTTCATGAATGTAAAGGTCTGACATTACATTAACTCAAAATGGGGGCCATCTATAAACGGCCTTTTACCTTCACCTCTACGAATATCTACATAATTCATCATAGCTTCTTCCATTGTACCTTCCCATGCAGCAATGTTTGCTGTAGTCCATGCACCGCCCCAACGGACGACGACGTTAAGTTCACGACAAGCCTCTGCCATAGCATCAGCTACTTCGTCATAAACATTTAATTCCCAAGAACCACGTCCATCAATATAAGCCATAAGGTCTACTGCTCTGCCGTCTAAATGTTTAGACTTCATAGTTTTCGTTGCACCTTTAGCAAATAAAGACTCTTGCTCTTCTATGGTTCGTTTACCACAAATAACACCAAAATCAATTTTAGTTACTGTAATAGCTTTTTTCACAACTTTAACTAAAGTGCTATTTACGCCCTCTAATCTTTCATTGCTTCTTGTTGATAACATAAAGGTCATTTAGATATTCCTTTGTATTTCTCAAAACTCCTTAAACCACCCAATCCTAACATACCCATCAACACGGGCATCATTTCAGAAAGGTCTAATCCAGGAAGTTGGACAAGGTAATCAAATTGGGCTAACACAAAAATTAAAATCGGTTGTAACACATAATTATATGCCATCGCAAAACCACATGTCCAACCAATAAAAGGACGCCATCCTGCAACAAATATGTTTCTAGATTGGGCCTCTGCTTTATTTATTTCTAATTGACCTTTGGCAAGGTCTTGAGCATGGCGTTCAGCCATTGTAGATAAATCATGCGCTAACTGGTTTTTTACATCTTTATCTTCAATAAACTTATCTAACAGCCCAGAAACAGGGCCGATTAAACTGCCCAGTAGGGGGATCATTTTTTATTCGCCCATGTACTAAATCCCATATACGCTCCGCAAAGACTAGCTAGTGCAAAGTACATAGAGCTAATTAAACCGCTAAGTGCAATCACCCGTTCATCACCAATAATAGGTGTACACAAAACAATAGTCATACAAACCATCAACGCAAAAGCACAAATAGCCATATACCTTTGGGTTTCTTGTTTATCGTGGGCATCGCTTGCCTCTTGTAAAACGATATCATCAGCATCGATGTTACCATCACCATCTATATCTTTTATAGGTGTCATTTTTTCTTCCCTTTCTTTTTACCTTCTGAATATAAATTATTAAAGGTGGTCATAGGGTCTAAGTAAGATTCATGCCCTTCTGCAGAATGTACCCATTGTGAAGGAGCAAAATCTGGCGCACCTTCACCTGTTCTCCATAAAGCAGGGCTTGTAGCTCGCACTCTATTATTTGGTAAAGCTACAAAATTACCTGTCCAGCTACCTGCATCTGTTAAATATATTACATGAGATTGTTTATGTTGTGCAGAGTCATCTGCTATATCGTTTCCTGTGTAATCTACTGTAAACATATACTTACCTGTATAAAATTCACCATCTATTTTACAAAGCCAAGGAGAAGAACTAACCCTATCCATTGTTATTACACTATGGTCTCTAGACTCACAATCCCAAGGTTGACACAAATGGTCTAACATAGGTTCAGGCCACTCTTCTACAGGTATATCGGCAACTAAACCTTCTATTGGCATCCTTGCCCACATAGCTCCACCATGTAAGTTTTGACCCATATCATTACCTTCTAGCTCTTCACAACCTGTAAAGACAACCTGAAAACTTAACGACCTATCAGGTATTGTATTTACAGCAATAGCAATAGCATGAAGAAACTCACCATGATAATTGGTATGGTTGCAAGTAAATTCTCTACGCACCCAACAATTAAAGTGTGGGATGTTACTAATAAGATAGGACATTACCTATCAACCTCTAGTGTTAGCATTTTTCTGTTGTGCAATCCTTGCTCGCATTTGAGCAATATCTTCTGTGCTGTTAATCCTATCTTGGCCTAACTGGAACTGTTGCTGTTGCCTTTGTTGGTCAAGCTGTAGTTTTCTTTGGTCTGTTTGCTGGTCTGCTACCATTTCTTGTTCACGCAACTGCAACTCTTGCTGTTTTATTTGTACTAAGGGGTCTTGGTCTGGTGCAGGAGGTTGTGCTTGTTGGAATTGAGTAAATAACTGTGCTTGCATTTTGGCAACCATAGCTTCTTGTTGCTCTGGCGGTACTTGTTGTCCCTGCATTTGCTGTTGAACAGCTACTTTAGCCTTTAAACCTAAATGTTCGTATATATGTTTTTCAAGTAATATCATTACAGGCGGTTGCATTTGGGCAACCTTACTATTCATGTAAGCTAAATGCACCGCAATATGCGAATCATGATCTTGTTCAGGGAACGCCTGTAATGTACCTTGTCCATTAGCCGCATTACTTGTTTCTATGTTTTCCATAGCAGGATCCATAGGCACTTGTTGCGGTTCGGGTTTTAACATTTGTTCTATATTGTTCACACCTAACGCTTCATACACACGGCGATACGCTTCGTACAAATTGTGCATATCGGGGGCCGCTACAGCTAATTTTAACTGCTCTTGAGCTAAAATAACCCTTTGTGACATACTAAAGATGTTCGGATCGCTTACAGGTAGTATATCTATCCTACCATCAAAATCTTGGCTCTTTATTTGCCCCTCTACACCTACATCATAAGGGTAAGGTCGTGGGTCTTGGGCAAAAAGCTCTCCTAACATTTTCAATTCATGCTTTAATGACGCATGTAACCGTTTATGTACCGCAGAAACAATACGACTACCCCGCTCAAGTAGAGCAATAGTTGTTCCAACAGGCATTTCTTGGTTACCACCATTGCCAACACCCATATCCGTCGTACCAATAAAACGTTGCGCGGCATCAACAACAAAACCCATCAGCTGAAACAGGGTAGCACTCGGCTCTTTGTACGGTAAGGGCATCAACGAGGCTTTTAAATCACCTCCTGGAACATCAACATCCCTAAATTCTCCTGGACTTAATGGGTTTTGCTCATCTGCAATCCGCAAACCGCGAGCTTTAAACCCTGCTGGCATATTTGCCAACGTTCCAGCATCAATTAACTGTCGTAAATTAGCCGTTGCCGTACGAGATAAATTTCCAAGCAGATGTATCAGCCCAAAACCATAAAAACCTAATCCTGGAGTAAATTTATACTGTACAAAATGTTGAATTTTATCTTTATTAGCGTCTTCTTGTAGGTAATTACGCCTAATTGACAATACATCACCCGTATCTTTACATACGGTTACTATATATGGCAGTTTTAATCCTGTTTCTTCACCACTTTCATCTTTATCTGAGTACTCTTCTATATCTAAGAAACAATGACATTCGTACAAGGTAAACTGTTCATCATTATATGTAGGGCTTATACCTTCTATATCATCATATGCCGTTTGTACTTCATCTGTAGATGACGAAGCACTGCTTTCGCTATCCATATCCATGTAAAAACCAGAAAGTTGTAGCTTTTTCAACTCATTTTGTGAGATTTTTATAACATGGGTAATACGTTCTGCCGATTGTAAATCCGTAGCAATGTACGGGACAACTACTTCTTCCGCAGGAACAAACTTACTTACTGGTCTACCCAATATTTCATCACGATAAACTTTTTTAAACGCACTTCCTGCCAAACCTAAGTAATAAAGCATTTGGTCAAACTCAGGCTCGTACTCCTGCATTTCATACATAATCTGGTAATTCATATACTCTTGTACACGTTGGGCCTGTTGCTCAATCGCAGGGGTAGGCTTACCAATAATATTCGCGCGGACAGGGCCTCCACTTGGCAACATCTCTTTATACGCAGAGGCTTGAAACTGTGTAATAGCCTCGTTCAGTAATGGGTGGATAACACCAGTTGCACCTTCAAACGGCTCAGTGCGAGGTTCATACCGCATACCCAGTAAATCTAAACCCTTTACATAAGTATCTTCCCAATCGCTACGGCTGTTTTTATCCTCTTCAACAGAAGAAGTAATATAACTAGCCACTTCGGTTAAAGAACTATCTTTTAAATTTTCTGCTAAATTGTCATAAAAATTTTCTGGCTCTGCACCAAAAACATCTTCATCAATACCCGTGGTTATTTCTATCCCACCATCTTCATCTTCTACAATTTCAACCTCGCCATCAAAAAACGCATCCTGTTGGGCCTGTAGATCCTCTTCTTCAAAACTCATATCTTCTACTGGAGCCTGTATCAACGCCCGATCTACATTATTTACCTTAGGAGACAATGCCATTAATAGTAACTCCTTATCCTAGGGGCAGACTCTTCATCCTCATAATCTTCAGGATGTTGAATAAAACCGCCCTCTCTAAATCTTCTTAACGCTTGCGTCACTGTATCAACATAATCATCATGCTCTCCAGCAGGAAACGCCGCACACTCTTCAATAACTTCTTCTGCCCACCGAGTATCTGGTGCCCATACTAATGCTGATTCTAGCAATGGTGCAATAGAATTCACTCTCGTATGTTTATCATTTCCTCTCGACGGGCTATAATTCTGCACTGGAATACCCATATTCCGCAGTTCTTGAGTCAATGGCATACCCGAAGCTTTCGCCTCAATTAACACACACTCGGGGTCCCAATACTTATACTCCTCTAATGCCTTACGACGCAAGTCCGGAAAATCCCATCTGCCTCTCTGAGCATCAACTAAAATAATATTCGCAGGAGAACCATCATATGGATAAAAAACTCCCCACGTTGTTATAGCACTATAATCCGCAGACTCTTTTTTACTATACGCTGTATCATAAGACTGCATCACATAATCCAAATTAGGCAAATCCTCTTTCTTCCACTCTTGCCACCACTCACGTTTAAGTATCGCGGCTCCCTCACTCGTCGGGTTTTGTTGCCACTGCGCTTCCCACTTACCTACAGACAAACTTCCCTTTACCGCCAGCAAATCCTCTTGCTTCCAATACTCAGGCCACAACGGCTTATTCGTCTCGGGCATCAAAGCAGGAAACTCCACAACCTCCCACTTATCAGCCAATACATCCCTCGCCTGTTGACGCAACAATTTCCCCGTCAAATCGTTCTCTGCCCAACGGGTCATTATAATTACAATACTCCCTCCAGGCTGTAACCGCTGACGAGGTCCAGAAGTATACCACTCATACGCATGTTCCAAAGCCGTAGGGGATAAAGCATCTTGCTCGGAATGCGGGTCATCAATAATTAACAAATCCGCACCACGGCCCGTCACCGCTCCACCAACACCAGCCGCAAAATATTCCCCACCCTTAGACGTTTCCCATCGTCCAGCAGCTTGGCTATCCGCTCGCAACTCAACATCAAATATTCCACGGTACTCCTGCGAATTCATCAGGTTCCTAGTCTTACGTCCAAACCTAAACGCCAACTCCGCAGTATGCGTAGTCTGCATTATCTTCAACGTAGGCCGCTTACCCATCAACCACGAAGGCAACAAGTAACTTCCAAACTCACTCTTCGTATGTCGGGGGGGCATATTCACAATTAAACGCTTTAACTCACCCGTAGCCAAACGATTAAACTTCTCAGCCATAATTCCATGGTGGCGTCCATTCACAAACTCAGGCCAAACCATTTTACAATACGTCATAAAATCATTCTGCGCAGCTTCAGCTTTACCCAAAAAACTCGCACGATCCAATAACGTAGCAAACTTTTTTAAATGCTCCTCAGGAACATACTCTAAACCACTATCCATCATAAACTAATCATTCAACTCATTAGCAACCTCTCCTTGGCAACACTCATCTATATTCTTTCCACAAGCACACTGCAAATGTCCTCCAACATAATGGTTTCCCAAAGGGTTCTTTTCACAACCACACTTTTCACAAATTTCAAAACCATTTTCAACTAACAAAACATCTCTCCTCAATATTCAATAATTTCTTATATATCGATAATTTTTCAAACACAATGAACCTATAATCAATAACAACCATAAAAGGGGGTAGGTCAACTGTTTAAGGTTCCTCGTAGTTGACTTTTTGTAAAATGTTTTTGGAACATGTTGAAATGCTCGGAACAGGGTAAAGGGTGCTACGGCTACCACCCTTTTGTTCTCAGGGGGGTGCGTCAAATCTAACGTCGTTTTTGCCCTGTTAAAAATCAGGGGTACCTCATAAAAAAGGGCCGGTAAAAAACCGGCCCTAGATTTATTAACCCTTTTTACTTTTTGGTTTTTGGGACAGTTTTACCTTTAACTTGTAGTTGAACTTTTGGCGTACCCCAACTACCCTTGCCGACACTAGGCCCACCGCATAGCAACATTGCCATGACATTGGGAGATGTTGCGGACTGTGCGCCGCTTGGGATACCAATGTTATGAGGCTTAGGCGTTTTAGTATTTAGGCAAGCAATAAGCCACTGACCATAGGACAACTTGCCATTTAATGCGTGATATAGCATGGACTGGCGTACCCCAAATAGTGATTTGCCATTAACCGCGCCATCCATATAACC